CTGAGTTGCAACTGGTTGCTCGTCCCTACATTCCTCTTAATGATTTGAATCAGTCCGCTGGTGACGTTCTGCAAGAGAAGTACGTGGAAGCAACTGAAGCAATCATGGTCACGGAAGACCGTTTGTGGTACAACCTGGTCAACGCACAAGTTGGTCTGGATAACCCCCTACAGATTATCTCCGGTCAGCTTACGCCGTATACGTTCATGCAGCTGCAGACGGCACTGACTCGTTGGGGTCTGAAGGCTCCCCACGTTCTGATTGCTACCGACATTTATCAGGACATCGTTGGTAATACGGAATTCTACACGGCAATCGATCCTGTTGCTCGTCACGAACTTCTGTTGACGGGTGAACTCGGTGTTATGTATGGTTGCACGATTACGTCAGATGCATATCGTTTCCCTGAGCACAAGGTCCTTAACCAGGGTGAATTGTTCGTGATTTCGGATGCAATGAATCACGGTGCTTACTCAGATCGTGGCGGTCTGCAATCGCAACCTATCGATATCGCAGTTGAGCGCGTTCCAGGTCGCGGTTGGGTTCTGTATGAATCGCTGGCTATGGCAGTTGCCAACAGCACGTCTGTGAGCAAGGGTGTCCGTATCTAAAGTGGACAAGGTGTAGTTCATTAATGAACTACACCTAATCGAAATCAAAGGAGAGCAATATGCAACGTTATAATCGTAGCCTTGATTTCATCCTGTCCGCAGCGGTGAAACTCCATCAAGGTAAAACAGTCTTGGCTGCAAAGCTACTGACCAGAGCAACTAAAGAACCTTCGTTTGCCCACGCTGTTCGTATTCTAGAAGCCTCGTGCGAGGCCGGTTATCGTGCAGAAGCCAAAAAGATCGAAGCTAAGATGAAAGTCAAGGCTGCCGAAGAAGCAGAAGACGCTGATTTGGAAGGTCTAGTTGGTGATCTAGATGACCTCGAAGAAGAGGAACATATGGGTGGCGAGCCGGAAGGCGAACCCGAAGAAGTAGAAGACGAAGCTGTTGAAGAAGATGTCGAAGAAGATACTGCAATGGCTTCAGCAAAATTTGCTAAAGTCTTGTCTTCGATGCAGAAGCGTAGCAAGTAATCACAGTAGTAAGAGGTAATCACCATAGCCCCGTGCCGGCCTGTCCGACCGGGGCTATTATTTTGTCTAGGGTCCCGTGGAGAATCAAAATGACCCAGCAAGTAATCATTCCTATAGATGATCTGATCTTTAATGGGTTTCAGCAAAGATTCCAGCAGGTGTTCTCTTGCCCATGCGCATTCATAAATCAGAATGACAAGACGAAGATCTTAGATCGTATATTTGCTCAGGGTACTGAGTTAACGTATCCGTACGCGTGGTTCACCATTCAATCCATAGCTGCGAATCCTGATTCATACAATGCACACCCCCTAGGTCGTAGAGGCGTGACTTTGAATGTAGCATCGTCCACTACAATCAACACCGTGCGGATCATGCCGACCATCTTTGATATAGAGATCAACTATGTGACTAATAAATCACAGTCCGTAGATCAAGGTTCGGTCATGGCCTTCGCACGTCGTTGGTTACTCGCTCGTCGTTTCGGATATTTGAAGTACACTGTGAAGTACGGAAACATGCAGTTCGGGATTCATATAACTATGGATGAGCAAGTACCGTTTCCACAGCGAGAGAACATAACTGAAGCGGAAACGAAGTACGACGTCGTTCTACACGCACAGATTAAAGGATACACGTCTGAACCTACCTTAGGAACACAGGGGAAGGTGAATAAGATCAACCTGACCGATGGGATCAAGCTGCCTAATGGCCAAGTGGTTTCTCTAACCAATGGGCAAGTTATAAGTACTCAGACCTTCAACTTTGACTAAACAATTTCATTGTATGAAGGATTTAAAAAGAAGGAGTTAGTAATGACTCAAATTGTTAGAAATGTCGGCAAAGTAGCATTGACTGTCAGAATAGTAAAAGCTGACGGTACCAAGGGCTCCTTCCGTCTGATGCCCAAGAACAAAGGTGTTACCCTACGAGATGGCGAAACCATTGATTCCTACTGGCAGGCTATGGAGGGACAAGACATTCGCGTCTTTGATGTTAAGCCTCAAATAACTATACCCGAGAGCCCCAAGTCCGGAAGCTCCTCTGAGGTCAAGGCCGGATCAAATGCTAAGATAAAGGAGGCCTAAAATGAGTAGCGTATCTCCGCTGCAAGGTTCTAAGGTCATAGTCAACGAAATTAATTTATCGCAGGTTATTACCAGTGCTAGTTCTTCAGTTGCCGCACAGGTGGTAGTAAGTGCTCAGGGATCGCCTTTCCCTCAAAACTTTACGAACGGTAATGACTACCTTAGTTCCTACGGTAATCCTACTGCCTCGATATCCTTCGACCAATATTGTGCTCTAGACTATTTCAGAGAGGGCAACAACCTGTGGGCCATCCGTGCGCTGGCTAATGACGGTACGGCCCTATACTCTGGCGTTGCCATGTACACTGATGGGACTTTGACGTACTTGAATCCCGTTAGTGCGGGTGTGGCGACCCCTGCGACTCCTAACTTTACCCCAGGCGGTGGAGTCATACCCTCGGGTTCTTTCACAGGCTTAGCACTGTTCTATCCGTTACAGGGTCCAGGATCCTTCGGGGACGATCTAGCAATAGGTATTACGTCATCTAACTTGACGACCCCTTCTTGGGCAACTGCTAACCCCATAACGTCCACTTCTACAGGTGGTACGTTAGTACCTGCTACTTATCAGTATCAAGTATCAGCATTCAACAGCATAGGTGAAACGCTGGTTTCGAATCCAGTAAGCGTTGTCATCGCCGGTTCCTCGGTAGCCAATACTGTTACATTGAACTGGAACGCAGTTACAGGCGCACAGGGTTATTACGTATATGGACGTACGGCATCTCAGGTTTTCTTGATTGCTATCATAGGCGCAGGCACTACTACGTTTACGGATACAGGTGCTATTGCATACCCAGGTCCAGTGCCAGGACAAGTTCCTATTACTAGCCAGGCCAATGTAAAGACAAGTACGTTCTTCACGGTCAATGTATATAACACCACTCAGAGCACGACCTATCCTATAGAGTCGTTCACGTGTTCGTTCACGGAGAACACTAGCAGTTCTGGAATGGAAACGGAGTTGGAGCAGGCTATCAATCCCTTCTCTTCGAATATTCAGGTAACTTCGAATGTTCCGAATCTGCTTGGGCCGTTGCCGGCAACGACTTCTGTATCTGCTACTTCAATGGCAGGTGGCAATTCAGGATCAGCTCCTCAGGATTCGGATATTATCCGTGCGTGGCAGGTATTCATCAACAAGCAGTTGTATCCGATCAACATAGCTATCAACTCTGGACATAGTGATCCGGCTATTCAACAAGCCATGGATACGCTGGTCCAAACGCGAGGCGATGCTGTTGCACTCTTAGATGTTCCTAGTGCTCAGCAGAAATACCAGCAGGCTATCAATTATCGTAACCTGCAGTTGAATCTGAATTCTACGTACTCTGCGTTGTTCTGCCCTGACGTTTTGGAACCGGATACTATCAATGGTAAGCAGGTTTATGTGCCATTTAGTGGATGGGCTGCTGCATTGTGTGCCCGCACAGATCGTGTTGCCAATCCGAGCTTCTCGATTGCAGGTCTGAATCGCGGTCTGGTCAACGTGTTGAAGACCAGATATACCTACGACCAAGGTCAGATGGATCAACTGTTCGACGCACAGGTCAACTACACGCAGACGTTCGTAGGACAGGGCATTGCGTTGTGGGAACAGCAAACTCTGAGTGGGCAGTTCTCTGCACTATCATGGTTGTCAGTGCGGAGAATCACCAACGTTATCAAGGTAGCGCTTTATAAGTTCTTGTTGTATTCGTTGCAAGAACCAAATGATGACTTCCTTGGTCGTCAGATCGTTGAATCCTGTTCTTCGTATTTGCAGGCGATTCAGAATGCTCGTGGTATTTCAGGGTTCACGGTTGTCAGTGATTCGTCGAACAACAGTGCTCAGGATTTCAACTCGGGTATTCGTAATGTGACGGTCATCATCATTCCGACTATTCCGACGCATATAATCAACTTGCAAGTGGTGATCAGTAAAGCTGGAGTTTCATTCCAGGAAGTTTTATCCCAGGTGAACCCCGGCTAGTATTAATGCTCCAGGTACGAGAGTAATTTCTTTTTAGACCAGGTGTACCAGTAGCGAGGTAGAACAATAATTCTACCTCGCTTACCAACTACTACCCACCTTAGGTTTGGAATGGAGGTAGCTTTTTCTCTATTCTTCTTTAAGTACCCTTTAGGTCCGAGTAAAGTCCAGACACTTTTACATTCAACGTACCCTTTGTTCTTAACATAGAAGTCAGGCGTCCATCGAGCATCTACCTGAAACTCTGGATCGAACTGGGTAAAGATGTTTCTTGGTCCAAATTTCTTTACTAACCACTCAACTACGTAGGCCTCTCCGTTGCCTTGAACTTCGAATTTCTTTCCCTCTATAAGAACTTCTTTAGTTTTAAAGCTGGATCGGAGTGCCTTTGCTTTTATCTTTGGATCTTGATGGGGATGTTCGTATTTACCACCCGTCTTGAGAAGGTAATTGTCTTTCTTTCGTTGCTGCACAGACGGATCTTGGGCAGAGTGTGAGTACTTCCCCTTGGTTTTCTCCAGATAGGTTTCTCTCTTTTTCTTGGTTATAGAGGGGTGGCCTAGTCCGTCTAATCCATAATTGTTGTACAGAGTGGCTTTAGATTTTTTCTGGATGATAGGACTCTGATTTGGATTCTCGCAACCAAATGTTTGAAGACAAGTTTGTTTCCTCTTGGATGAAATAACTTTGATCTCCTCTTTAGTTTTCGATTTCCAAGTTTTTGAGAATTTTTCGCCTCGATGCTTCTTAACCTCTGGAAGATTGGCTGCTGCAGTTCGGGCTTCAAGTTTATCAGGGTTCTCTTGACACCAAGTAGTCATTACCTTGGATATATGAGCACGACCTTCTTCTGTAGCACTGTATCTGGTAGCTCCGTAGCGTTCTAACATCGTCTCTGCAACTTGTTTCTTGACCTTGGGGTTTTGAAGTGGACGACGAACTCCGTGCTTCTTTTCATAGGTATCCGCACCCTTCTCCGCTTTGGCTTTGACCCATTCCTCATAGTTAGGACGCTCTCGAAGCAATCGCTCTCTAGTCTCATAGTGAAGACGTTTTGCCTCCTTTGGATCTTTTTGTTTACAGAGCCAGCAGCATGAAGGAAAGTCAGTACCCATCCAGCAGGAGTTACATTCAGGGCAGAAAAAGTTTGCAAGAGCACGTTCATAGTGATGGAGTAGGCCCTTGCCTTCTACCATGGGTTGTGTTCTACCAAAGTAGAAGAACTTATTCCAAGTTTCTAGGTGCTGAGTGTATAGTTCGTCGAAGAATTTGGTTCCCCAGGATTTTGTTCCTACGTCGTCTCTATAGTACTTCTTGTATAGACGTCGCAAGATGTTTCGATCTTTAGCTTTCCAGTCTTCTGGTTGAAAGATCCCGGTTACTTTTGGAATTTTCAAGATCCGCTGGACTACAGGAAGATCGGAGTAGTGTTCTAGTTTTGGGTGTTTTAGAATGCGCATAAGTTGTCCAGGTGACATACCGATTCACATTATTTACTATCTGAATTTCATAGTGTAACCGACGTATAAAGGTACACCAATGCAACAGCAAATACGTACAAGAGCAGCAATTCGCCTCCTGGCGACTACTAAGCAATCTCCTACGGGCCCCTCTAGTACTACATCTTACGAAGATCAAACAGGTGAAGAACTTCTAGCGGACTCCACGGAGAAGGTGATTGCCCCATCTGAATCCTACAAGAAGAAAGATGAACATCAACTAGAGCACCAACAACAGCATAGACAAACCGAAGAAAACAAAGAAGCAACCAGTCCTATACATAAGATGTCAGATACTGCAGTACGCAATAATGACCATCTGAAAACCACATATAGTGCCGTTACACCCAGTGGACTAGACGAAGAAAATGAAGTTCTAGCTTTTCGTGGAGGTGGAGGTGGAGGAAGGACTTTCTTCAAAAATAGACTGCGTTCCATGTCTCCTAGGGAGCGCCTAGAGTTCTTAAAGAAGCGAAGAGAACGAGCTAATCAACCTCGAGAACTTAAAGAACCTGAATCCGAAAATCTGAGTCCAGAATTACAGCACGCAGTGGAAGCTCTAAAGTTTTTTAATAAAGACACAAATCAGTTGGCTAAGATCCTTACCAGTTGGTATTCAGGTCATTATATGGGAGACGACTGGAATACCCGGGGGGAGATGAACCTAATAGGCCCTATGGCTAAAAAGGCGGTTAGAGATAACTTCATCAGAGCAATGGCCTACGTGGGACGCCACTTTCCGACGAAATTGGGGAAAGTAGCTTATCGCGTTACGAATATGGTGAATGGTAGGCCGGTTCTAAACAAAATGCAGAATCTTGATTTGGGGCCTCGTTCTATCCTTTCCTTTAGCCAGTCCCCTAAAGCAGTGGAAAAGTTTGCTAATGGTATTGGATATAAGAACAACTCGCTACACAAGGCAACTCGAATGGTTGTCCGAGTACCTTTGACTTCTAACAACTATATAGCCACTACCTCTAGTGTCTGGGCTTTTGTTAAATTAGTGCATGAAAACGCAGAAAAGCTCGGAGTATACGCGAACTGGTGGAAATCTGCGTGGGATGTTGTTCGTAAGTTCGCAGGTCAGGACGAAGTTCTTATGTACTTTAAGGATCCGCATAAAGTACCCGCAGTCATAACCACTTTGATACCTTTAAATAAAAAAGTTACAGTGAACGCAATATGTGGTGCAGTGACACCCAGTGGACTAGACGAAGAGGATCTGCCCCCGACCAGTCAACAGTACGCTTCGGACATAGATGATGCAACAAGGCGTCCTGAATCAACAAAGAATCAGACATTGTACGATACTACTGCCTCTTTAAAACGCCTTATAGTGTCTGCTCGAGGTGGAATATTTGATACGCACGGAGATCCTGAAATGGATCTAGACCATAGCCAGGGAGAGCCAAAGCCCAACTCACAGGTGTTGCCCTACAATGGCTCTGTTATAGAGGCGGATCGTCTAGGGACGGAAAGTGATCCTCTAACTAAAGATCAAGAAAACTATGGTACTTCCGGTCGCCCCGCGCTTGCCACAGTGCCTATGTTGCTTGATCCTGAAACGTCTTCTACTTATTCACGCGAAAACAATGTGAATAGAAATACGACAGAAAAAGAAATACCGGAATTAGACGTTGCCAGGTCTCACGATACGGGTTCTACGGTAGATGAACCGGAACCTGCGAGTACCTTGGATATGAGGGGCCAAGAAGGGCTCACTACATTTTGTTCTTTGAAGAAATTAGCTGCTGCAATGCGGGCTACTCCAGAGCCTCATGATATGGCTACTCCAGCAACATCGAGGCCTTCTAAGGGCTATACTAAACCTAGTCTTAAGAAATCTAAACGTCATCTGGGGGCCAAGTCTCTTTATGACGGGGATTTTGATCCAGCGGGCAGAACTACGGGAGATCACATGATTACTGAAGATCCAGATAATCATGGATACTATAATCTACACTCCAGTATAGACGAAGATGATGCTTTAGAAGTTCTTTGTACGGAGAACGTAGAGGCCGACGCAGATCCCAAGTTGTTTAATATGGCCGCGCCGCCTTTGCCAAGTATGGGTTGACCAGATGAAGATTAGATCAAGAGAAAGATTAGTAGCTACTGCAGGCACAGAAATTCGAGCACTAGCAGACAAACGGGCATTAGCGCGCAGCCTATTTTATGAACTGGATCCATATTTGAGCGGGTCCCAGTTCAACAAACTAGATGCCTCTATAGGATTTAGATGTGAACCTCAGTACGTTATAACTACATTGAAGCACCTGGGCTTTAAGCCCCTAGATAAGGAAACGTTGAGACGATCGGATATGGTAGTGAAGGTCCACGTCCCCCATGAGGATTGGAATCCAGTCCTCTATGTTATGTAAGGTTCACATGCTACTTTTTTATTACGGTAGTAAGAAACGGCCGAATAAAGTTCGTTTCACTACTGATTTTTGTAAACAAATTTTCTCTTTAGTAGAGGTGTAATATGGCTAGAACGTCAGTTATGGACTTAATGGCAGTGGGAGATCCAGCCCTCTCGTGGAACTTTGATCTTTTTCTGCCTTCGATTCCGGGTTCGTCAGATACAAGGGATTTGACGTGGAAGTGCATGTCTACCGGATTGCCCGGCACAGAAATCAACCGGGTACCCCTGCAATTGCACGGTGTTGAACTCGTTAGAATGGGTAGCCGTAACTGGACCCACACGTTCAATACAACGTTCTTGGAAGCCATTGATTGGCAGACACGCACCAAGTTTTTCAACTGGATGGAAGCCGGTAGGTCTTGGTCTAAGAACAGTGGTTCAGAATCTGCTACTTATCTGGTAAACGGCCAGATCTCTCTATATGATGATATTCCGAACGTGGCTAAGACGATCAAGGTCTTTGGCATGTGGCCTTCGAACATAGCAGATGTAGCACTAGATGGTTCCAATGGAACTGGGCACGTGGCACTCGAAATCACTTGGTCTTACGACTGGACCGACAGCTAAGTTGATATTTATACTGTAGTTCCCCTTGACTGTAATAACTATAAACTGAGAGGCTAAGATGGCAGTAACAACTTTCAATGGACGGCAAGGGGACATATCTCTACAGCCGTCAGATATTTCAAGTGCAGGCGGATTGCTGGCAGTAAGTCCGTCTATGACTGGAGTTCCTACAGCTCCCACGGCGGCGCCAGGAACCAATACCACACAAGTAGCCACTACCGCATTCGTTTTATCTTCAGTAGCAACCGGAGTTTCGGGTGTAGGTTCCTTCAACGGCCGCACCGGCGTTGTCACTTTGCAGACATCTGATGTATCAGGAGTGGGTGGAGCCCTCCTGGCTAGTCCTGCGTTTACCGGGTCTCCGACAGCACCTACACAGGCTACTTCAGATAATTCTACAAATCTGGCTACTACGGCCTTTGTAAAAACTGCTTTAAACAACTACACACTACCGGCAGCCACATCTAGTACAGTAGGTGGAGTCAAAATCGGTTCCAATGTAACCGTACAAACAGATGGCACGATTTCAGTAGCTGCTCCTTATGTGCTGCCCGCTGCAACCACTCTAGCTTTAGGTGGTGTATCTGTCGGAGCAGGACTGACCGTCACTCCAGGTGGCCAGTTGGCAGCCATAGTTACTACACCTTATGTATTGCCGGCTGCAACCACTTCTGCCCTAGGTGGCGTTATAGTGGGTAATGGACTTGCTGTAGCCTCTGGTGTACTGACTTTAAATCTTCCCGCAGCAACTAGCTCAACCTTAGGTGGTGTTAAACAAGGTGCCAACGTAACAATTGCAGGCGATGGCACTATCTCTGTGGCGACTCCTTATACATTACCTGCCGCCAATGCTTCTGTACTGGGCGGTATAAAAGTAGGCTCCGGTCTATCAGTATTAGGCGATGGAACTCTGTCAATAGCTACAGGTGGCAGTTCTGCTGTAGTGAACTCGTTCAATACGCGCACAGGAGCCATTACACTTCAGGCTTCTGACATAACAAATGCAGGTGGTGCAGTACTGGCCAGCCCTTCTTTCTCGGGCTCTCCGACGGCTCCGACACCTGCGGCGGGTGACAATACAAACAACTTGGCCACTACAGCGTTCGTACAGAACGCTCGTAATGGGATCACCACTGTTGCTCTATCCTCTAGTGCTACTGTATTGACTAATGCACAGGCATACGGTTCACAAATTCTTGTCTTGACTGGTACTCTTACTGCAGCTTCTACGGTTACATTCCCAGCCAGTGCTACAGGTATGTGGAAGGTCATGCTTGTCGGCCTGTCTGGGGTATCTGGCACTAACAGCTTGACCTTTCAATCTGCTACCTCTGGGGCCACTTCTACTATAGTACTAACTTCAGTACCTAGTGGTGGAGGTGTCACCCTTACTATCATCAACAGTGGTGTTTATAGTATCTAAACTTTGAAAAGGTGGCTTGGCCACCTTTTTCCTTTTAGGTGAACGAAAATGTCGAATCCCTCCGATTTTCCCTTTTCTATACCCCTTACGTTCTATGACAACGGGGGTAATCCGCAATCGGTAAGAGCTCAATTTCTATCAGCCTTTCCATCTGGCTCATTTTCTACTCTAGTAGTTATCACCCAAAACATAGGTCCCTCAGTAGCGGGCCTCTACATCTACTACCCAGATCGTTGGCGTCTAGTTATTCCGTACTCATACATTGACGACTACGTCATAGGTGGGGGATCTATCAAGATATGGTCCAACTTAGCCAGTGCTACGACCCCAGATACTGGAGCTCAGGTATTCCGCAACGGTCTCTTAGATAACGTGTCGTCAATGACACCTTCTACTGGAGTTCTATGGGCCACTATACTGACAAATCCGGAATCGGGTACAAGCTACATACTTCCTCCAGCCTCTACTACTAATCTAGGTGGTGTTATTGTTCCTGCTAGTGGAGCTCTAACCGTTGATGGTTCTGGAAAAATCGGTGTCAACGTAGGTGCAGGTCTTTCGGTGGCCTCTAATGCACTGACTGCCGCAGTGGTATCCGTAAACGGCAAGACAGGCGCACTGACGTTGACTGCAACTGATGTAGGAGCTGCTCCAACCGCAGATCCCACATTTACGGGTACAGTAACAGCTGCGGCTATCAGTGCCTCCGGTAATATAACCTCTACCAATCAAATAGTTTCCACTTTAAGTAACGCAGGTTCAGGGGCTAGTTCTAATTTTGTGGCCCAAAGTACAGGTGCAAGTAATACTCCTTCCATAGGATGGGGCAGTTTGAGTGGCGGCACGAATTCCAAGTGGTGGTCTGCTTATACTAGTGCTGACGGAACTGGTATGTTCTTCAACCTAGTAAATGACGCCAACAATAGTGCCACTAATTGGCTAACAGTGACGCGCGCGGGAATGGTAGTTAGTGCTATAGCTTCAAATAGTGGAAGTGGTTCGTGGACACATACGGGTTCTATGGCAACGACAGGAAACGTAACAGTTCAAGGCACGCTAAGTTCTACCAGTAACTTACAACCTGCAGGCACTACCAACTCAGGTGTTGCAGTAGGGGGTGGACCAAATTATGCCCTCGCGGCTTTCTATGATCAAACGTTGTCTCCCGATAATAGAACTGCGGAAGCTATATTCATTAATGGTGGCATGACCCTGCGGTTTAAGAACGACGCGGGGAGTCAGGCAACGCCTTGGTTGACTGGACTGGGAGGTTATGCTTCAGGTATTACAGGCATTACTTCGAATAGCGGTAGTGGTAGTTGGGCGCACACTGGTCCTCTCAGCGTACAGTCAGTAGCGTCAGGTGGCAACAACTTGGTTATGACTGGAACCAATAGTACAGGAGTACCTACTCTTAGTACTGCAGGTGCAGCAGTCAATATTTCGATGAACATTGCCACCAAGGGTGCAGGTGGTATTAATCTCCAGTCCAGTACTGCCATTACCGGTACGCTGTCTACGACTGGAGATACAACGATAGCCGGAAACGTTATAAGCTCTAACGCAGGCACCGGTATTAGAGTAGCAGAGGGCACAAACGCAAAACAGGGCACGGCGGTACTTGCTGCTGGTACAGTTACTGTAGCCAATACCTCAGTGACCGCCAATAGTAGAATTTTCTTGTCTATCCAGTCCTTAGGCACTGTAACTTCTCCTCAGGCGATAGGTGTGACAGCTAGAGTAGCAGGAACTTCCTTTACGATAACTTCTGCATCTAATACAGATACTTCCGTAATAGCCTACGAGATTTTTGAGCCAGCATAATATAGATCATAGAGGGGCCATATATGGCTAATCGTACCTTCCCCTTGGATATGCCCATCCAAGTTTTCTCCGGAGATGGAAGTACCCCGAGTTCTTTAAAAGCACCTTGGAGTCAATCGCTCAGCATCGGTAGTGTCTGTGTCTTATATCAAAATTCAGCTAAGAACTATCCTTTAGGTCTGTACTTAAAGTCTGCACAAGCTGGTGGACCTTGGACCTATATGGTGCCCTACCATAGATACGCCAACTCGTATCTATAGATGGCCAGTAGATCGATCAGTAGATACTTCAGATGGAGATCAGATAGGTACCATGACGCATCTGGCACAGCAAAATGGACCTGGCGGTTTCACCTTCAGTAGCACTGAGACAGTTTTCAACCCGGGAGACGTACTTTCTTTTATCACTTATCCGGGAGATAACAGTTACAACAGATTGGACGTTCCGTTCTCTATGGTTATTCCGTTGGAGATCGTTCCCTGACCCGGTACACAATTTAATAGCGTAACACATACCCTTAGAGGTTCTCTTCAGAAACACAATGTTCTCTTTACAAAGGAAACGAGATGAACACGATTTCAATTACTGATTACGAAGTTCTTAGCCCAACGTTGGCTCGTGTGGTAGTATCATACACTGGTCGTATGACGAAAGAACAGATCAAGGCCAACTTAATGGAACAGTTCGACCACCTAGCTGCTCCCATTGAGAATAGCTTCCACGTTATCAAGGCTCATAACAACGGCGGTTCGGCTGTTGGATTTGTTCGCGCAAACAAAGAAGTACGGGTCGTCAACGACAAAGAAATTCGCGCTTCGTACCGCGTCATGTCTTCGAATATTATGATGGACAATCGCGATAAGTCGTTGTGGGAAGTGCGCGAAGGCCGAGGCGGTAAGTTCTTGGCTCGTCATGGTCAAGAAGACTTATCAGAACTGGTAGAGGCCCGAGTACAACGTCGCCAAGACGTGCCTGCTCTTCGTCATATCGCTATGGCTTCGGCAGTCAAAGGTGAGTTTGCTTCGTTCATCTCCAAAACAGGTGATGTAGATCATGGCTTCGTCTTGGCAGCTAATTCGCAGAAGGTTCAGATTCTTTCTTCGACTACGAATATGCCTGAAGTCGTTTCAGCCAACATGGTTACTCGCCTGGATCGCATTCCGGTTCCCAAAGAGTTCCATAAGCAAATGGTCAAGGCCAATATCACTCCTGAAGAAAAAGCTAAGGCCAAGGAGTACTGGGAAAAGCTTTATTCCTATGATCCTGCCTATCTCTCTGACGTCAAGCAGCAGGTAGATGACACCACATGGTGCTAAGCTATAAGTAAAAAGAAAGGCCCTGTAGAATAGAATCTACAGGGCCTTCTTCACCTTCGTTGACCAGGTCACTAATTTAGAAATGATTGTTGTAAGTATCTGGCCTTGAAATAAACCACTCCTCTACGCATAGCATGTAGAACTTGATGCTTAGGTTGGTCTCAGAATCATTTGGAACTGGCAGCAGCATCTTAACCTGTTCATCTGCATAGGCCCGACAGTCTCTCTTCATCTTTGGAATGTTGTTTTCCAGTTGAGCTTCATTCCAATTGTGGAATACCTCTTGTCCGTAAGAGGGTAGACAGAACAGCAATGAAAGTGCGAACAAGATGTTCTTCATTTTTAAATCCTTTGTTGTTGAGATGGTGAGCCAAGAATCACTTCTTTGATGCCGTATATTTCTGCTACCTTCTTGCAGTTATCACACACGTAGTGGTGTCCTTCTACGTATAGAACGCCACCTCGTGCATTACCCCCGGCGTACCTGAGGGCCATGACTTCAGCGTGACCGTCTTGTTTGCAAATATCGATACACATTTCGTACCCAACACCCGAAGGAAGATCACCCCGAGGGCATTCTGTTTGAGGATTCCTGCAGTAGTTGGTGCCCACATAGTGTATGCCCTTGGGGGAAACAACTGTAGCCTTGACTGCTCTCCGTGCGCAAGGGCCCGAAGACCGAAGATCCCAATTTATTACCAGAGGTTGATTATTCATCATCTGTCCCCTTAGACCTCATTAGATCTGTATCTGCGATGGTCCAATGTCGGGGATCTTTATCTTTATACTGTTCCCGGATACGGATCATCATGCCCTCAAACTCTTTACGAAGGGCCATCAGTTCAGGTTCCATGCTAGGAGGACGATCATCTGCCAACTTTCCTAAAGCCTCGGCCTCAATTAGAATATTGATACATGCCTTGGCATTAGCCAGATGAGGTGTTCCGTCCGCTGGATCATATTTTTGACCTTCCCACCAAGCACCCATGTGCCTCTGAAGGGCTGAATAGTATATAGAGGCTCTGGCACCTGCGATTCGCCAGTTCCATGCCCCATATTTTACGTTCCCTAAGAATTGAGCTATGGCATCATACATTTGTACAATAGGTGAAACCAAGTTCAGGGGTAACTTGTCAGTGGCTATAGAGTCTTTTGGGTTACTGGCTTTTTCAGTCATACTTGCCCCGCACGACCAGGTTGAATGAAACATCTTCCGGTAGTTCAGTAGACTGTATAGAGTTGGCCATCAGGATTCGTAAACCTTCTCGTTTGGCAGCTATGAACTCCATTTGAGCCCCAGGGGAGACCAGCCAGTTATGCAATAACGCAATGCCCTGACATTCCTTAAGAGCCAGTATGTCCCGGGCCATCCAGTCGAGCCACCCTTCGGTATCTCTGACTTCTAATTCTGCGGGATTCACAACTTCGTAGCCCAAGGCCCGTAGTCTGCTGGCCTCTGCATTGAACAAGTCAAAGCCGTTATTAGGCTCTCCACTCATTTTCCCACTAAGATAAAGTTTCATCTTTCGTCCTTGATTTCCGTTCCTCTAGTCTATTCTTCCACAGCGTCTTATAGAAGGCATACGAAAGGGCCATCTTCTCTTGGTTACATTTCAAGCAAGATAAGGCTACATTCTTTCTATCGTAGTTGCCATTTCTAGATCGTGCTTTCTTGTGGTCGATGGTTGACTCTTCAAAAGTCAACTGGATTCTACAGTAGTGACAACGGCCCCCGCTGGTTCTGTAGAGCCACTTCTTCAGTTCCAGTTTAGAAAATCTTTGGGGCCGTTTCGCCATTTTAGCCCCGAAGATACTCAGAAGGAATCAACATTCCTTGGAGATCATATTCGTACTGAGTATCTTTGACTTGTACTTTGACCTTAAACGAACCGTACACAAAGTGGCCAAAACAGGGTCCAAATCCCGAGAGTCCTTCATATTCTTTGTAATCTAAACGACGACCTTCCAAAGTTACCTTGATGAACAACCCATCCAAGTATCTTAGAAACGGATTGGACAATAAGATGGGTGCATCTTCTGGAATTTCAACTTTTACAGTCTTGCACTTGATGAAGGCATAATCTTCAACTTTAGTGATTTTCAGTTCGCTAAGAGGTACGCAGGCAATGGACTTCTTTTCGATCTTTTGCACCCAAGTAGAAGGAGCAATTTGGCTAGAGGGATCCCTAGCCCCTGATCTACCTCCGCCTCCACCAACACCCTGCAAATGAGGTGCCGTATAAGAACTTCCGCCGCCACCTCCTCCCGTTCCAAAGTAGAGTGCTGTATTATTTGCCGAAGTTCCTACTGATACCGAAGGGGCCTCCACAAACACTGGACTAGAATTTCCATTCCAATAAATATTGGCTCCTACAGCACCTTCAGGAAACGATAGTGTTAAAGGCCCTCGAGTACCTTCAGGAAACGATAGTGTTAAAGGCTTATCTGTATGTTCTTTCATTTTAAGCTCCATCTGGGCGAATCAAAGATTCCTCTTCAACGTCTCGTTCGTTGATAACCAGTTGTCGAAGATCTTCGGGCACATCAGTTCCGGCCAAGTATATAGCACCTGTCTGAGGATCTTTTGTGCCGGCCCACCATCTGTTGTTTTTCAACAACTGCGGAAAGTACGACACTATGGTCTCAGTTCGTTTGAATTTATACCACGGCATAGTCAGACTCCTGTTACTACTTGAGCTAGGCGCAGAAGATCTTTATCTGGATCTACGAACCCGATTTTGGCTTGCACGCTAGGATGAATTTCCACTGCATTTCTAGTTACCAGTATCGTTCCATCACCTCCAAAGGTGCAATCCCGAAACTGGTTAATAATGGCCTCTAGTTCTTCGTCGGTGGGGATCCAGCTTTCATTTCCCGCAATTAAGTGCAAAATCCGCCGTTCAGCCATTGCTTTTCTCCTTTGGCACGTCTCCTACTTCAACGTGCAGTCGTGCGTATGAGGCAGCACCCTAGAGATCGATCAAATCCTTCTTAGTCAACCTAAACTGGAAATCACCTATACACAACAGAAAGGTGTCAGTACCAGGTTCAGGCGTTACGATTTTAATATTCATAATTATTCCTTTTCAAACCACCACTTTAAGAATCTACTGTATTCCCAATTGAAGGGGATCTTAGCTTCGTCTCTTAAATTCTTCATGAACATGAAGGCTAGAAAACATTTAGTTGATTCACCTGTCATAGGAACCTCATACATCAGCTGCATAATTTGTGATCTTGGTCTTAACTTTCTTGCCGCCTCGACCTTCTTTCACAATCTCTTTGCTGTCCTCGTCGTCCGCTCTTGCTAGATTATTATCGTAGTCCTGGGGTACGTCCTCTATCCTCATACACTCGTAGTCGACCTTCATTAGGAAAGGGAAGGCCATGCTATTACGAGATTTGGGCTGTTCTACTCGTATGATTCCGGACTCCTTGGCTTCTTTAGTGGCCAACCAAGTGAATGAGTTAGAGCTATGCTCTGTAAGTGCCCGACTGTAGCGTATTTTACCCTCGTCGTTAATCTGTACGACGAGTACAACTATGCAGTTCTCGGTCTCTGCATGAATCTTAGCCTGACGACCAATAGAGCCCAACGCTCTCCACATGTCATCTCCATCAGTACCTTTAAGTAGAGATACGTAGTCGATGATCTTTACGTCGCAATTGTAAGAGGAAGTGGCCGCAATGATCTCCTCAAAATCCATGTCTTCTTCAGGACGGAAAACTGTGAACCTCCCGCCTGCTTGTTTGACTTTACGCTCCCATGCCCTATGACGTTTAAAGACCAGTTCTTTCTCACCGGGCTCTAGGCGCTGAGTCAAAATCTTAGTTAGATTGGTCTTAGACGTGTTAGCCATCATGCGGGCTGTCATTTCACGTTTAGACATCTCCAGTGGTACATGAAGAACCTTGTACCCCATGCGCGCCATCTTCATCCCTATAGCCATAGTGGCCAAGGACTTTCCGCCACCGGAGTTAGCCCCTATAGTTACCATGCCCCCTCGAGCCAGTCCACCACTAACGTCGTCAAATGCTTTGATGCCCATTGGGATCAAGTTGTCCGAGTTGTCCTCGTACAAGATTGACTTGATGATTTCCAGACTGTTGTTGTTGCGCCCGAAGTGGACAAATGAATCTTGAGTAGACTTCTTAGAACGAACAACATTCAGCCCCGTGCTAGTCTTCTCCAACAGGTCTTCTATATTGACCTTGGGTTTCTTGAATTCGTTATTGATATTAGCCGCTATGTTGAACAGTCCTCTACGCTGTCGCAACCCATTGAGGATCCGTGCTGCTTTCTTGGCGTCTTGTAGGGTCTCAACGGTGGGCTTGCTGTTCTTTAGATGCTCTCGTGCTTCATCTGAAAGATCAGGGTCTTCCAAAAGAATACGATAGGTTGGGGCCTCTCCGGCCTCTGCCATCTGCTTCTTGATGGTCTCATACAGCTCAACAGACTCTGGGGAATAGAAGTAGCTACTGTCCACCGATGCAATTAAGGTTCCTGCGATCTTTCTATCTTTGGAGAGCATACCTCGTAGTACTGCCAACTCGGCACGGGGGCTTACTAACTTGGTTCCCATAGGCGACTCACTCTAGTACGTTATATTATTATTTACAATATTGGATGTCAGGAGACTTATTGTTCCACCTGGCCCACTCCAAAATGCGCCCCTGAGGATATTCAATGGATACCGTTACATCTACATTGAATATTTCGTTATCTACATCTTCCTTGCTATGGTTGGATTCATCGCACCTAACTTGGAATGCTACTAGTCCATACTTATTTTTCCTTAGTATGCCGTCCAAAAAATAATCTAAAGATCCCTGTATAGACAAACGATAATATCTATGAGCTTCGCCTGGAGGTGAATTTGTCAGAGCACTTATATAAAGTTCATATAGAAGTTCTGTTATCAACTCTATCTTTCGCTTACTACGGAGGGATCTGATCTTTGTCTTAGGTCTCATAGGATTTCGATCTTTCGTTTTACCAAGGATTCGCTGAAGTACGCCAGTGCGTTACACTCAACGTAGAGACGAGTACTTAGAAAAGATATAGGGTCTTCTCCTGCCGCTATGACAATGCGTGGAATTGAAGGAAAGCGTTCCACGAGGTCCTTAGCCTTCTCGAACTTTTGATTCGTCGAATTCGGAGCCAAGTTTGACAGAATCAAAATCGAAGGCTCATACGTCGAATCAATACCCGAATAGTCCTTGAGCAACTTGTTATCGTATCCACCGTACATGATCTGCCATACTGGATTGGCCCTTTGACCTAGAACTCTGCAATGAATGCTCAATAGGTAGGCGGCAAACAACTTGGCCTTGGACTCGTTGGGGTTCCCACACACCCCATAGATGACTGGGAGTTCTGGGTTGGCCATCCATGTCGATAAAGAATCATCTTGTACTTGGGCTTCTATAATTCGCTCTTGATTCAACCTCTCGGATTCAAGAGCAAATGCTTGGGGTTCCCACCGAAAGGGTGCGCATGCCCACGTACTTGGAGGCACGCAGCTTAGACGAGGATCTTTCTTAACTGAGATACGATAAGGAAGTTCTGTGCCGGCCTTCTTAGGTTTGGACTCAACTTCTTGCTCCTGGCTATCCCTAGATACCGTCTTTTTTGCAGGTGGCCGGATCTGGGCGCCATAGCGTCTTCTTCCACTAGATCCTCCCTTAACACTTAGCATTGTCCTCTCCTATAGATCAATTCGTTGAAAACGGTCTCGACCACTGAAATACTCTTTGAGGATTTCAGAATCTCTATCCGAAATTATCGGATTGAACTTGGGCTTCAAACATTTCCAGAACTCATGCTGCATGCACCTGATTCGTACTGAGCTGTCGTCTAAAAATGAAGGTTTCATATAAGGCCATACTTGCGCAGAACAGGGCTACGGGTCTTTCCAGTTGCAATGTTGCGAACAGTGCCTAAGGACACATTAAACTTCATAGCCACCTTTTTCGCATCTTTATATTTACTGTAAAGTTTGAATATAGCCACTACTTCCCTCTCCGTTATTTTTGATCCGCCACTATTACCTTTACTTGCCTCGCTTCTTTTCTGGTAGACTTCTGCGCGCCTCTCTTCGGACCAATTAGCTATAGTGTCCCGCGCTTTAGCCTTACGAATTTCCTCTTGCTTCTTGGTACGTCTGCGATGTGTCACGGACTGCTTAATCCGTATAGACCTACGCTCCTCCTCAGATTTCAGAGCCCAAGTTTGTGCCCTTTTCTGATTAACCTTATCGTAATCCGTATTAGCAATCGTCTGCTTTATACTTTCCTTGCGTACTTCCTCAGGTATACGGGCTATAGTAGCCTTACGTCTGGACACTACTTTAGCAATTTCTTCAGGGGTCTTACGGGCCCAAGTTGCTTTTACTTTATTCCTCGCATAATCATCTAATTCGCTCCTACTCATGCGGCCTCTTGAGTAGATATTAGACAGGAAACCTGTTCCATCAAGAGTTTGTCCGAAGCACTGTATCAACTCTTCTTCAATTGCTAGGGCGTAGGACTCAGCGATAAGTGGAGTAAGCCTCAATGGAATCGGGAGCAGCCCGTCCTCTGCAATCTCATCTATGACAACTTGCTTAAGGGTACCAGGTGCCCGTCGTTTTAAATGAACTTCCATTCTCTTTCCGGTCCCCTTACCTACGTAGAAGGGCATATAATCAAACACGACCTTTTTGGTGTATAGATAAAAGATAAAGGGTCCCGGCTTTCGTGGGTCTAGGAGAGCGTATACATAGAATCTCTCCTGCATAGATAGAGGCTTTCCACTCAAGTTGGACTCATATTGAAGCAGTCGGGCATTTCCAAGACATATGTTGTAGAACTCCGGTTTTAGATAAGTGTCTACTCGTGATTGGTACTTATCAAACACTTCTTCTTGGGCATCAAGTAGCTTCATAAGTGGATTGGGCCCTTTCTTTTATCTTTTCCCGATAAGTAATCCTTAAGTAGCTGCATGTCCTTATCTGAAATAATGGGATTAAACTTAGGCTTCAGACATTTCCAAAATTCCATCTGTAAACACCTTCGTCTAACGTCGGAGTCGTCGGCAAAAATCCTAATGATCGGCTGCGGCTTATCCTTATACGGAGTAAGAATACGAGCAAATCTTTGTTGAGCGTTTGGAAGGTTCGAACTCATTGTCACCTCATACAGTGCAGAGGCTCTCGGAATGTTCGTACCCGTCGAGAGGAGTTTGATGTTCCCGACTAGTATCTTCACCTTATAGTTACGAGCTCCTTGGATAAATCGATCTCGGTCTACTTTCTTCAATCCACCAAAGAACGGTTGTGCTAGGGTCTTTCCTGCCATCTTATTGATAGCCATAACCAAGGCCTTAATTGGCGTAACCTGTGCAAACGGAATGAGAATCATATGACCGGCCTTCACGTCTTTCAATGCCGTTTGAGCTATGAGCTTCAATCGTTGCGGATCTTTTTCCAAACTGGACACCATTCGGACCCACAGTTGGTTACCCTTAGTATTCTTCGTGTACTGAGTACGGGTCAGCATAACACGAGGGCGCAACTGCTCGACCTTGGCAACAAAGATATTGGGGCCGACAAGATCTCGCATGATCACATCTCGACCGTCCTTGCGCTCTGGGGTACCAGACAGTCCAACCACATATCGACAATTCAAACTGTTAATGACACGGGCGTATTCTGGCGCTGCCGATGTATGCACTTCATCTACGAATAAAGCGGCAAAAAGATCTCGTATCTTCCTCAACAACTTAGGCTTCTTGTAGAACGTCTGTACGGTCACTAGACAGATATCGTACTTCAAGAAATCTTCATAGGTCTTACAGAATCCTATTTGAGATCGTCTGCAAGTAGTCAAGGCCGGTTGAGTCTCAGAACCGATGAATGTTTCCTGAAAACCAAGAAGCCATTCCCGTTGTGACGCCATAATCAACGTCTTCTTGCCCAGCTTGCAGATAGCTGCTGCGCTGATTACCGTCTTACCAGATCTTGGCGGCGCGGCAACAACCCCTCGCCTTTTCTTTAAGATGGCCTGTACTGCATCAGCTTGGTATTGCCCTCGGTATTTGCCCGTGAACTTTATAGGACGTTTCATGGGAGTGTCAGGTCTATGGGATTTGACCCTGAACTCTACTTCATTTTCGTCCAATATCTTTTTTAGGTCTCTGCTCGCGCCTGCAGGAGTCTTGAAATAGGAGGTGGTTCCGATCTTAACGTCTTGAGCTAAGATCGATCCGCCCTTGAAGGCCGCGCACTCTTCACATTCAGGCGTCAACTTTGTTTCTGATTCCAACCGTGAGGGCTTGACCTCACACTCGTTACATACCCGCTCTTCAAAAAAGTAATGAGTGAACCTAGTTGTTAGTTGTTCTCGTACCGCCCTTGGCAGCTCCTTCTTTTTCATTATCAAGTTTTCGCGGGCGTGAACGGTCAGCATATCAAAGTTCGCTAATAGTTAGATAGACGTCAGTAGAGTGTGCTAGAGCTACGGGGTTAAATGTCTTCAGCAACTGGGTATCGAATGTCATTGTATTTACCCCAGTGTCTGTAGGTGTTCGTGCCACTAGAGAAAAACGTAGAGTCGATAAGGTCTTTTGCAATTCATCGTTAGTGGAGTTGAGCCCGACACGAATAGCAATAGCCAACGTCAGAGCGTCGGCCATTACTAGCTTTACAGTAGACCCGTGCTTCACCACTGTCTGCGTGAACTTCATCAACGCATTCATGTCTTCAAGATTGATACGATCTCCTCCATACAGCCACATCATAGAGGGGCTCTTAAAGTTGGAAGCGTCTTTTCGCACTACACAAATAGTACGAGGGCCTGCACTCACGTTCATCAACGTCATGTACCCTGCGTTGTCCACAGTAGACTGAAACATGACCGGCCCACTTAGTACGGCATAGTTCATTTCTCTTTCCTCAGGAGTTATTACCCGTATACCACGTACCACCACAGGAATTTTCGTAGTGCATTTTTTTTTATCATGGAGCGCGTGATATATTCTTTGTAGCATCTTTATGTCTGTCCTTCCACAACTTTATGGGACAGACGCTTTCTGTTTCTAATAACGGAGCCATGAGTTAGTAGTCTTAACAAAGTTACCTATAATATCCTCCGATTACCCATACCAAGAATGGTCCTCACGTGTCCATTCACTTACTGAACCACAGATTTTGCATTTAATCCGCTTAGTGGTGTATGCTCGATCATAGTACGAACCGGAGAAATACGACTTTTCTACTTCAACATCCTTGTGATCGCAGATGGATTGAAGATGCTCCACAGCTTTTTGAACTTCTTGCTCCTGTTGATCTACAGAGGCTTTAAGAATAGCGTATTTTGCTCGGGCCTCTGCTAGAGTTATCTGTGCAAGTTCTATACGTTCATCGCGTTTATTCTGTTCGGTAGCTTCTCGTTCAAGATCAGGACATAATCCAAAAGGATCAACTGTTTTCATATGACCCTCGTCTTCTTAATGTCATGAAGTTGCTGAGCAAGATTTGAGATGGAACTCAGGTGATATGACGCAGCGTCGATATCCTTAATAAACTGGTCGCATAGTTCTAGAAGTCCTTTACCGTCAGTGACCAAGTTCTGTGCGATCTTCTGAATACGCTTCACCACTGCTCTACGCTGGGCTTCGTTGGAGTACTTTCGAATCTCTTGATAGTACTCAGTTATAACGTGATCTGAGATGGCTCCCATAGACTTTTCCACTATTTCCACGTGGAAAGCGGCTTTCATTCTTATCTCTACCATCCTGGACCGCGCTTGTAGGTCGTTAGCCTGTGCGTCCTGGATGACAGAGGGATGGTATTTCTTTCCTGTATAGAGCTTACGTGCATCTCTAGCAGCATGAGTTGCAAATACTTCTTGCCGATCTTTTTCTATGTCTAGCGCAGCCTCTGCCCGTTCAACAATGTTCTTGAATAACTTATATTTGGGGTCGAGGCGCACTGTTTTTAGGAGACCAGGAAGATCGATCTCCTCTGTAGGTTTTCTTGCAGCCATTTCATTGCTCCGAAAAAATGACTTGTACCCTCTCGTTGACAGTTGGGCTAATTATCAACGTGCCACGGTTGGGATAATTACAAATTACCAGTTCCTTGGTCTTCAACAAAATCTCCACAGAGGTGGCCGGGCCTTTGTTATTCAAGTAGGTCACAATGTAGCCACCGTGATTAGAAGACTTGAACTGGGTCTCGAAGTAGTAGCCGACGCGGACTTCCTTTCGAAAAAGTTGATACCCCTGGAACATGCAGTTCAAGAGAATACGAGGCCCGATTTCAATCTCCCCGGCCTTCATGTAGTTGGGGAACAGGGCGTATCCATTTCCTATAGAGTAGAAGATTCCGGGATCAGCATCGATTGCTAGTCGCATCTCAGCTCTCCTGATTTAACGCAATCACAAAGTATGTGTCCTTGGATTGAATCATGAGGAATGAATCGCCAACCAAGCGCATATTAAGCACGTCAGTATTGGATTTTGTCACTGCCTCTGTAAAGTACTCACAGTCGATTTTGAATTTCAAGACCTTCTTGATTGAGGCCTTTACCGAGGATTTGATTTGGCCGTTGGTTGTTTCTACTGAAAGAGTGAGCTTTCCGGCCTCCCCTTGAACTAGAAGTTCTGACCGCTCTTTAGCAATGACTGCTCTGGAATTATCTAGAAACTGAGCGACGTCAGAACGGGGGGCTTCTATAGATAGTCCCTCTGTAGCTACAGCTTCTTTAGCTTTGGACATTACGTCCTTTATTGAAATCACCTCTTCTGAATCCGAATCCGGAAGCGACAACATGGCGTCTACCGCCTTGTTCTTGATTCTAAGAGAAGAAGACCCCACGCTCATCGTGAAAGATGAGTTGTTGAACACATCTAGAACTGCATTGAAAGTATCCACCGGTAGCGTAATTTCCAAATCGCCTTTGACATCTTTGGATTTGATAAACGCCATGTGGTTTGTGTCATAACAAGACACAAAGGCAGCTTTTTCGTTCAGCGATACTGACATAGGCATGTACGTAGTAGTAACAGACGAGGGTTTCAACGCTACTTGCTGTACAGCCTTCTTCAACCATGTTGCTTGCTCTCCATCTAGCTTCCACTTCTTGGTCTCACCTTTTTCTTGTTCGTGCTCAACTTGGGTTGCATCCACCGTGGCCAACTTGGCCAAGTATCTTCCAGACTTGACTATCAACATGGATTTATCGTAGGTCATATCGATTTCTGCACGACCTTTGATTCCACTCTGAAGTGATTCTACTGGAACGCCAAACAAGGCACTGCCCTCCACTTTACCGGGAATCAGTACAGAGCAGCGGGCTAGTTCCGAAGAACTGTGGATATACATCTTCGAATCGTCAACAGAAATGTTAATACTCTCCGATAGCGGCGGCGCCAGTCGGAGAGCAATGCGGAGAGCTTCTTGTAGGAACTGGGATTCAATCTGGGCTTTCATGGTCAATTCGAGGAAGGGTTATTAACTTGTCTATTTACTTTTTAGCTGACGGTTAGATTCAAGGTCGCAGTTACCGGAATCTCGGACAACACTCCACCCTGTTGATAAGAAATTTGGAATGTGAAGGCGTAGGTACCCGCAGGCGGATCTTGCAGGCGAATGATACGGATCGTATTGTAGACCACACCTCCGCCAGGGAGAATCATTTGATCCGAACCCATTGCGCCACCGATTACCACTGCCTTGAAATAACCACCAGGAGGATTGGTAATCGAAGTCACTGCCATAGGCAAGAGCGAATTGCCTTGCAGATTATTCGGGTCACTGATGAACTGTGCATTGAACAGCGCTACCCAATTGAAATCTGTGAACGAGCAGTCCGAAGCAAAGGCTTGCGGGTCAACAGTGGCGGCCCACGTCAAAGGTTGTGTTGGAGTATTCAAAACTGGACCTGAAGGACTAGAAGGAATAGGCACCGAAGGGTCAAGCCGGAACTTTAAGGCATCTACATAAATGCCCCGCGAGAAATGTTCAATCAATGTAGCCAGAGGTTGGCTGTACCAACTATACATTCCAAGCTTAATAGGGGACGAAGCATCTATCAAAGAAGAGAAACGGGACCACGGCTTGATACCCTCCTGATTGATAGGGAAGTAGGCGGCCATGAACTGCTGCACGCGGGGTTGAAGTGCAATATTAGTTTGGTTGATAGGGGGCAGTGTAACTGTTTGTAGTTCTACAGCTTGTGCACCGCCATCTACATTGAAAGTCGTTTCCGTACCGGTAAAAGTTGTGGCGGCTATTGGAAAGAATCCGTACACCCGACCACTATCCGTCATATAAGGAAGTACGGTTTGATGTGAAGGTTGGTCTAGTGGAAGACCGAAAATTAATTGAGACATCTTATACCTCTACGGTAACGTTTTGAACTTGTACGTATGTGATTTTAGGCCCTAGACAGGTTACGCCGCAAATACAAACGCCACCTGTCGGATCATTGACCTCAATCACTCCATTATCTGAATATTGCTGAGTGCTAACCGGTTCACGCCAACACACTCGTAATTCCTGGGTCTGTTGGCCTACTAATGTTTCTTGCAACTGTGATGCGTCGAAGGGGACGAACGTATTCGTAACCAGGGCCCCTACCAGGGTTACTGAAGGCGCCGTTTGTATAGGTAAGAAATTTCCATTCGACAAAATCAAAACGTTGTCGGGAACATCTATGATCTGTTGCTGGTCTTGAAAGGGGACAAGGTATAGCCGAATGAACATTGTGGGTAGTTCCTATGAAGTTTATGACCTACCCCATTAAATTTACTTCGTGTCTTTGCTGTTTGCTGCACTTTTAGACACGTATAGTAGCTCAAAGGTGGCGAGTCCAGTTCGGTTGGCCACTACGTCTACAGGGTCCGTCTTCAACTGTGCTACTGCGTCCTTCAACTCCTGAGCCTTATCCGAAGTCATGAGATTCAAGATGGCTTCGAACTTAAGATTCGCCTTCAAGGCCGATAGCATCTTGTTCTTAGGAGTTGAAGAGGCTAGGTACCCAATGCACAACTTCTGAATCTCTTTGCGCTGTTGATAGTTCGAGATTTTGTAAAATAGCGTGCCGAGATCATTTAAGAACGAGGGCTTGACCGCTGTATTGACGTAATCCATTATTGTCGGGTTCTTGATTTTTAGTTCCCACTCGAAATCATCTCGGTGTGCAGATTTGAGTACGTGCTTTAAATCTTGCTTGATATCAAAAAGAAGTCGATTCTCAGGCCATAACTGTGAGGATATGTTTGTTTGGCACAAAGCTGCACGGGCATCGGTTACGAAGACCACGATCCGACTAGGTCTCCAGTTCAGGGCTCGATCTAAATTAGACAGGGATCGGACCGAGTCTACTACGACAGGCCACACTGGCTGCTCTTTTGTGGGCGTCGCCACGTCATAAGACCAGAGGCGTATGCCCTGCCGACTCACACATGTATGTGACATATTGAGATCTTTCAAGTGTTGAGAAATCTCAATAGGAGACATATCAATTAGTCCGTAGGCACCTAAGATTTTCATTATTTCCCCTTCTTCAATATTGCTCTATTCAGAACAGGCGAGACTTGGATAGCTTGTCTGCTTCTTTTATACGACGGACCGCAACTTCGTAATATTTTGGGTCCTTTTCTGTACCTATAAATTTTCTCTTTTCTGCCAAGGCTGCCACACCTGTGGTACCGGATCCCATACAGTTGTCTAACACAACTTCTCTGGGCTGGGTATAAGTCCTGATTAAATACGCCATAAGAGATACTGGCTTCTGCGTGGGATGTTCTGTACTCATTTCAGAAGCAAATCTAAGTATAGAAGCCGGATATCCTGTTTTATCCTGGATGTATTCCTCTTTATGGCTATCCCGAGCGCTGAATATAGCACTACTTTGTTTCCCTTTGCGTTTCTGTATCTTTGCGCAGTGTCTTAGACCCTGTGGATAATAGTTCATACGATCTTTCGACTGTGACGCGTGAACTGTAGTCCCCGGAGAGAATACTAATATATTCTCATGTTTCTTTAGTGGCTTGTTCTTGGAATGCGCATGCCCAGTGGCTCTCGTCTTTTCCCATATCCACTCGTATTTAAACCACTCAATCTTAGATTGTATAAGGGCTGTAGTGAATGGTTGACTAGCTGTTAAAACTATAGCCCCTTGAGGCTTGACGAGTCTCTCGTAGTGAGCCCATAATTCTGTAGTATCTAGAATTGAATCCCAAGCACATGCGGTTGTCCCATACGGTAAATCGCATAAAATAAGGTCTACTGAATGATCTTCGATCTTACTCATCTTTTGGAGACAATCTCCTTTCATCAAGAGGAAAGATTTCATTTCGTTTTCCTACTTTGTACTTCGTGTGGGAACCCCTCAACTATGATTGATTCTCCGTTGTTCTTTACTACTGTGTAGGCTTTGGCCCCTTCGTACGTTTCATTCTTAGGCGTGATCACAACTATCGACGGGACAATCTGATTCAAGATCTGTAGAAGATTCTTAAACACGTCTTCCATAGCAGGACTAAAGCGCGCAGTCGGTTCGTCCAAGATCATTATGTTGCACCGCTTATGCGGAGGCACAAAAGCCAGAAGCGCACACACCAAGATCAGTGTGAACAGTGTAGATTCTGCACCAGAAAGTTTCCGCACGTCTGAAGTACGGACCTTCTTGCCGTAGTGGCGATGGACCAGAATATGAATCTGAGTATCCCACTTGAACTCGAAGGTGAACCGCTCTGGCATAATCCGCTGCGCATAGCGATTCACCAGTGCCATAAGATGCTGACTGATGGCTTCTACAGCCATCTTCTTGATATTCTTATCTTGATAGCCTTGAATCAAGTGCTTAAGCGCCGGTTCATCCTTTAGCTCTCTACGCATTCGGATAAGGCGGGACTTCATATCCTGCACTTGATCTGCAATTGTGTTATGCAGTTCGACTTTAGCCATATACTGCGATAACTTGTTCTGTACTTCATTCATCTTCTCATTCAAATCGGAAGACGCCTTGGCTGCTCTTACGTCTTCTTTCGAAAGGCTGAGAAAATCTATCACGGTCGACAGGTGAGGTTCCATGTACTTCAACAGAGATTGGACCTCTCGTACTTCCTTTAGGCAGCCTTCTATGATCTTAGTCGACAGCTTCTTACCTTTATACGCGTCGGGCTTGATTGGCAAAGACTGAAGTTCACGGTAAATCTTGACCCAGGGCTCTAGTTTCTTCAGCCGTGAATGTTTGGTATCATAGTCAGCTTGGAGTTCCCCCACTCTGGTCTTGGCATCCAGATATTTCTGCCGGGTTTCTTTATATTGTTCGTACTCCAGGTGTGAATGAACCTGCTCTTCTAATTTCTTTACCTTAACTCGTAGAACTTTAGGATCCTTGATCTTTACGACCTGTCCACACGTTTCACACTTGCCTTCTGCAAACTGTTCAGCATGCTCAAGTTGATGCTTATACGCCCGTTGCGCAGTCCTGAGATCTTCTAGGTCTCCTTCTGGCTTTTTCAACTTGGACACAGCTAGAGGCTTAAACTTATCCCTTAATTCAGTTTCTTCATCTAGTTGATCCCCTAGGGCAGTAACATCTTCGCGCAGATCTCGTACTTTCTTTGCCCTATTGGCAGCAAGCGCCTCGGCCTCATCTCCGTGATTATCAATAACAACTAGAGTCGACTTGGATAGAGCAGCTACTGCCTGTTCGTATTTCGTATTGTCCCGCTGATACTGTTCCCAGTTTTGTGCGTGCTCCAGCTTGTCCTCAAAAGATTGGACTTCCCACTTGTTATCTTTCTTGGCCTTGGCAAACGACTCCTCAGTTATGTCATCTTGGCAGATGATCTTCAACTGTTTTATCTGTTCGAATGATGCTTCTGCAAATTGAACGAGCCTCAGGGTCTCTTGAACTGATTGAAACTGTTTCTGCAGTGAGTGAAGTTTCTTCTTGTATTTCTGTACTAACCCAGAATATTGGTTTAGTTTCTCTTCGGTGAGGAGTTGCTGCTTCAATCGATCATACTGAACACGGAGTTCATCGAATGCAGCTCTAGTGCGTTTGAGTTTAGCCAGTTCTGCAGTGTATAGCTTTCGTTCGGCATCAATCTTATCCAGGCCAAAGAACGAGGTGAAGAACGCCTTTCTCTGTGCGGAGTTGCCGCGTACAAGTGGATGCGGAACCAGCGAATCGATATGAACGTACGTTGAGTATTCTTCTTGCGAGATCGGCCATACCTTCTTAAGGAAGGATTTTGCTATAGAGGCAGTGCGATACTGCTGATCTTTTCCGTCTATTTTGATTTCTACTGATTCAGACTTGCCCTTAGCGGTTCTCTGAATGAGAATACGCTTGCCCCTGGCCGTGACAAACTGAAGTCCTCGTGAACCCGAACGTACTCGGTCCTGTCGTTCTCCTACGATGGGATCTTCGTAGATAATTTCTGACAACGAATGGAAAGCCGCGCTCTTGCCAACTCCATTAGTGTTCCTGCCAGTCTTATCAGAATTTTTATTGAGTCCATATATAGCGGTCAAGCCAGGTTCGACCTTGAACTCCAGATTTTTAAAAGGGCCGTACTCGCGAAGGAAAAAAGACTGAACGACGTTCATCTTATACTTGATCTAAGGTGAGTAGATGTTCACAAATCACAGGAATGGATTTCCAACTGTCGGCTAGTCCGTGCTCTACAGCCTTTATGGACAAGGCCTTGAGGGTCCAATCTGTTTCGTCTACATAGGTGACGTGACATAGACACCAGTCTCCTGTGTAAATTGTTTTATCCTCTTCGACAAGAACTCTACGTAAAAGAAGATCATCTCCGGGTCGAAATTCAATGTCTTCATTACGCAGGAGTGCCAACTTCTCATTACGGACCACGGCCATAAACACCTTTTGATCATAGACAAATAGTTCGTACACCTTTTCTATTTTGTCTGATCCACATAGTACTCGGCGTTTGGCCTCGAGATTGCTCACCATTCACATGCCCTTCAAGTTACCATCAATGCGCTTAGCTTCTATATTTGTGATAGGCAACTGGTTGATAAGAAAATAGGTTTCCTCAGTATTGTCCTGGGTTTCTTCTAACCACCTAACCGGATCGCTTGTAACATCCATTCCATAACCACTGCGGTGTCCTAGACTTTCGCAAAAGTAGGTAATCAAGTATTTCTGATTCATTTCGTACTCGCTAGCTGCTTGATCAAGAAATTATCCAGTGAACCACATTTATCGAAGTGACTACGGTTCATATTATTGATACCTCCAGTTTTTCCACAGTGAGGGCAGGTTACTCGCGCAAATATCTTACCTTTTCTAGTTAAACTCATCTTAGTCTTAGACTCTTCGGAGTGTTTTCTCCCTCTACTGCGATTCCCGATCTTACGTTTTGTTTCCTCAGAGTGTGGTTTTCTCTTTTTGCCCAGATGAGCTACTCTCATCTTTTCCCTGGTTTCGGCCGAAAGGGGCTTACCCGTCTTTAAAACGCTAAGATGTACTCGAACTTCTAAAGATCTACACTTGCCCTTATTAGCTCTGCCTATTCGGGATCTATGTGTTTTTGATTGAATCAGTCCTGAAGTCCCTTCTCCTCCACTCGTTTTATTGGTCAACGGCCCTTCACCCGTGCTGAACTGGCCTATAGACCGTATCAACACTTGTTCTTTTATTAGAGAAATTGATTCAATACATGGTTGAGAGATTATTTTCTCAACCGGCTCCAGTCCTACTTCACGTATCTTTTTAATCTTGTTTGATTTATGATCTTGGGGCTTATAGAAAACTTTCTTGCAATGGTCTTTTACTCGGTCTCTTGTACCCTTGCCGATATAGAACGGCTCATAAGGAAGAATCAATTTCTTGCCTAGTATCACGTACTCAAACGACCCAGGCTTTCTAGGATCCATCAAAACGTACACGTAGAACTCAGGTATCAGAGAAAGTGGTTTCTTCCGACCTGAGTTGCGAGCTCTACTCTGACTCTCTACTTGGAGATTCCAGGCCCGGGCTAGGACAGTACGGTCAAACTTAAGGTGTTTGGATTTTAGAAGACGAGGAGCAAGTTCTTGAAAGAACAGATATTGAACAGCTTGTTCATACCCATCTTCGTCTTTATAAGGTGTCCATACATCGGCTTTGGAAGACATTTGACAACCCCTAATGTTGATTGAATGAGCACGTAGGCTAGACACGATTAGGGCGTGTCAGGGCTGGCCGGCCTTTTCGCCTACGACTCACAATCAAATTGAGGTACTGTACTTAAATCAACTTTTGGCTTGAGCTAAAGATTTTATCAAGAAGTAGAGTTCTGCGGAAAGTAGGTCAGTTGCGGGGACCTGGAATGACAAGGACTGGGACATGGTTCGAACTATGGTCGCGTTAACTGCTGCCAGCGTTCCCAACGACAACTTCAAATCCTTAGTAGCCGCATGAACTTTCTTGTTGGAATCCGTCCACCAAATTTTTGAATGTCGTCCGTCCACTACCGCCTGGTTAAGCATAAACGAAGAAATAAATGAACACTTCTTGATGAACGAGAAGGGATCTTGCACATCTAACAAAGAACGTTGAACGACCTTAAACTGCATGCTGTATAAGCCAGTCATCAACTGAACAGCCAACTTATCGTCAGAAGACTCGGTGGAACTAATGATAGAGGCCAAGTCGCTCTTGCTTAGCGTTTCAGGCTTATCCTCAAGTCCATCGTAGTACTGTTGGAGTGCCTGCATAAGATTCGCAAGCGTTCGCATCTCGCCATTACAGTTCTGAACCAAATGCTTCAGAGCCAGACGTCGTTCATCGTCTAGCACGTAATCCATTTTCTCGCCTTTGGCAATACGCACAGCCTGCTTCAATAGATCAGACTCGCTGTGTTGCTCTAAGACAAATTGAGTACATCGAGAAAGAATGGCCTTACCCACTGTCGATGAAAACTTTGAAGGTTCCATAGAGCAGATGATCCACATAGTATCAGTGGCAGGCTCTTCAAGGGCCTTCAACAGTGTCTGTGCTGCTGCATTGTTTGACACCAACTGATGTGCCTCGTCGATCAAGATGATACGCTTCGTCGACTGGGGCTTGAACTTGGAAGTCTTAATCAACTCTCGAACATCATCAATACCACGTTCGTCTGCGGCATTGACTTCTCTATAGTCGGAGTTCAAAGCACCGTTGATGGCTGTGGCTACACAACGACCTAGAGTGGTCTTGCCCGCAGATGGAGGTCCAAAGAACGCCATAGCAGACGGCAGTTTCTTGGACTTCATCATGCCCTGTAGACGGGTCACTACATTAGAGTGACCTAGGACTCGCTCTAAGGCCCTTGGGCGGTACTTCAAGTGCAGAGCACTTTGTGTTAGGTTCTGTTCTTTAGCCATTGTTGGGTCTCAGTCAAAATATTCTGTACTTCGTTCAGAGCTTCTTGTGCATCTGGAGAAACTACCGGGCATAGTATTCGGAGTTGTTCTGTCAGTGCGTCATACCGTTTTCGAAGTTCGGGATCTTCCTTGTTCGATAATGCCAACAGTATATTTACCCGTTCCTCAGCTATATCCTGAATCATGGAGATGCCAGATTTCATGCGTCACCTTCGTATATATCGATAACAAATTCTTTTATAGTGCTTACTGGAACCATGATAGCCAAATGTGGAAATATCATCTTAGTTATCTGATCTGGTTTGTACAACGCAACGGCGTCTGCTAGACCTATGACTTCACCGTCGGTGTTGAAGACCGGACCACCTGAGTTTCCAGGTGCTATAGGAGCAGAGAACATGCTTTTATTTTCGTATACACCCTCGTATGTGCCCTCGGTCATGATGTTCTTGTAGGACAGCGGATTTCCTATTGTGAAGACACCATCGTACAGTTCTGGTAGAGTCTTCGCCAACTTCACGGGCATCATCTTCATATCAGTTGTGCAAATGACAGCCACGTCAGCTTCCTTACTTGACCTAATTACTTTAGCTGCGTGATCTTTCTTATCGTGATCTTCAACTAAGACAGAATCTTCGTCCCCTCGTACCACATGATCTGCAGTGACTAGACATTTAGAGGATACGGGGAATCCTGACCCAGAACCGCCATCTGTTTTTATCAAGTACACAGATGCGATACTAGAACGCTCTAGGAGACGTAACTTGTTTATGGAAGTACAGGCACAAATAAAAAGCACTGTTAATGTGGCAACTTTATACTCAGTACGTATCATTTCAAACCCCTTTGGTCTAAGATTGGTATTTCTAACTTCTGTGTCTTAGACAGGGGCCGTTCTTTAAAATGTACTATCCGGTATCCGTCTACTCACAGTGTTTACAGCCGTACTTCCTGGTACACCTATTGATAAGTCATTCCTCTGAATAGCGTTTCAATTCACGATCCATGAAGCGTGCAAGATCCGTAGCCACTTGGTTGTACACCTGTAGGCGTACTTTCTTCGGCTCTTCGTCCTCACCTAGTTTATGTTTTTCCGTGACAGTCACCGTAACAGGTTCATACTGTCTGATTTGTACTGTGCGGCTTATGGTGACTATGAGTTCTTCGGGCTTACGCTGCTCTACGTCGCTCTTTGATGAAGTGCTGGAGCCCTGTTTGGTCCTGATCTTGCTTTTGAGTGCCATCTTCTTTTCCTTCTGTTCGTTGATTTAAGAAGTCGGTTAGTAATTCGATCCAGTACGACTCAGGGTGGAACATGGTGTCTTCCAGGCCCTGATTTCGTCGTCGAGTGTAATGATAAGAGAAGTCATCTAGAAGCTGCCGCTGATCGTTGATGAATTCAGTTAGTTCCATGAATCGCGTCCTCTTATTTACCGTTTTCTTTTGTCTTACGACTATCAATCTTTTGTTGCTCTCGGACCGCCATGTCCTTGATCGGCAGCCGCTTGGCCGATTTTCCAATCTTATAGGCGTTCAACAATTCTACTTGGAGCTGCTTATCGGATCGGGGTTTGATCGCCCTCCAATTCGAAAAATCCATGCAAGTCCTGCAATATGGATCTTCGCATCTTCCATGCTCCAAGAGGGCTAGAACTTCGTCACAAGTCTTGACCCCTAGTACTTGTCGGTGCATCGCCTTGTATTTCTTCAATCGTTTCAGAACGGTCTTCCTAGTCTGATCTATAAGGCGGGTACACCACATGGGTGGATCATTTTTCATCGGGTTGTCCCGGATCACGAAGGAGTTAGCGTAGCCCTCGATCTTGATTCCGTATTGCAGTTCCACCAACACTGCATAGGTCTCAATCTGTTCTCGGTAAACGACACCTGGATCTTTCTTTTTCTTAGGCCCCTGCTCTAAGCTTGTGGTCTTGAAGTCAATGATCCACAGCTTACCTTGTCGGTCCTTGTAGATGCAATCGATATGTCCTTTGATACCTTTATAGTCGATCTCTACTTCATGATATTCAGTGGGGAAGTCACAGCATTCGTGTTTGTAAGACATGCGATGCCAAGTACCACACTCTCTACAGTGGTAGTCCGCTAAGAGCTTTCCAGAAGTACATAGATAGTTTTGCATCACCTCGTGTACAACAGTACCAACACGGGTGTAGAACGCCATGCTGAAGTTCTCCTCCCCGTACATTCCGTATTTAGCACGTTGAACAAAAACGTGGAGAGGGCAAAATGGCATCTGAGATGGACGAAGAAACAAAACACGAGAGGGCGCGACCTTCGAATAGTAGGCTGCGTCCTTAATTTGTTTCTTGTAAGTTTGGAGGAAATCTTGCGCTAGATTGTGGTTCGACAACGGCTTGATTGAGATCACTATACGACACCCCTTTATGGGTAACACGATTATTTACCAGTTGTTGCCTTATCAAATTTCATAGCATCGATAAGGAGAGGTTCATGACGATCTCAGTACAATTAACCAATCAAGGGCAGGCTCTACTTCAAGCAAGCACCAGACCTATAACCCTCAGTCAGTTCAAGCTGGGTTCGGCAGTAAATTACGTACCCGAACCTACGGACACAAATATACATGGTACCCTTGTATTTTCGGGCACACCTAGTGCTCCCATTGCAGCAACTGCTAATGTAGTGAAGTACGGAGTCGTCTTAGACTACCCAGTAGGCCCTTTCTATTTCGGAGAACTCGGACTTTACACCGAATCAGGAGTTTTGTTTGCCTTAGCTGCTTGGTCCGAACTGATCCAGAAAATATCGAGCACGACACAGCCCCCAGGTATGTCAATGAGAATTGATATATACGTAGCTATCGTCGGTCAAAATTATTCTATGTGGTTGGAAGCTGCGGAGTCTAACAATGAATTCCGGATGGCCATCTTATCCAGCCCAGATCTGCTACCTCCGTCACAGAACGCGGTGCCCAATGCCTACGTTATCAGTGGCTATTCGGGAGCCCAGTCTACATTCTTGGCTTACACCGATCAGTTAGGTCAGTGGCAATTCGATACCTATCAGTACTCTACGAAGCAGTCCACAAGTATTGTAAGTGCAGATGGTCAGTCAGTGACCATCTTAGCGTCTGAACTGGCCACTGATATGATACCTGCGTACATAGGCCAGGTCATACTTGAATTTTCCACCGGGGCATTGGTCTCTACTTGCCGTTATGTGACCTCTGTAGTCGAATCCGGTCTTTATGCAACCTTGAATTTCGACAACCCCGTTATGATCTTACCCGTAGCGGGAGATCTTGTATCGATTTTTGTGCGTCAAGAGGCATCCTCTCAGTTCTTGGTTCCTCCCGCTACTCACCAGACACTTGGGCTCGTTCAACTCGGAAACTCAATAATAGTCACCTCTGGTACTCACCCTGGAATAATAGATGTAGACTACACTCAGATTCCATATCCAGTAACTTCAGTTAACGGGTTGACTGGAACTGTAACATTATCGGCGTCGAATATAACTGGATTTGCTGCAGTAGCTTACAGTGGCAGCTACAATGATCTAGTGAATCTTCCTGCTCCTTATACATTACCCGTTGCGTCCTTGTCGACTCTGGGTGGAGTGAAGGCACCTTCCTCCGGCAACTTGACAATAGACTCTCAAGGGGTTATCGATCTTGGATTTTCAAGTTTTGTAACTTCTTTCAATGGACGAAGCGGTACAGTAACTCTACAGGCATCTGATATCAATGGGGCAGGTGGCGCACTTATAAACAGCCCGACGTTTACAGGAGTTCCAGCAGCACCCACTGCTACGGCAGGTACGAATACTACCCAGGTGGCCACCACAGCATTCGTTGCCTCTGCAATCTCTGCGGCTGCCCTACAACCTGCAACAACTACAACGCTTGGTGGAGTCATAGTAAAGACGGGATTGACTGTAGATGGTTCTGGAAATCTTTCACTAGCTGCCCCAAGCGGACCCAGCATAGGTGGTGTTAAGGCTGGAACAGGTGTCACTATAGCAGTTGACGGTACCATTAGCACTTCAAGCAATGTTACTTCAGTAGACGGGCAAACAGGAGCTGTAGTAATACAAGCCCAGGACAATAATAACGCTACGGGTTCTTCGTGGGTTGTTGACAGTGGTGCGACTACTGGTATCTTGAAGTTCCGCACTATAGTAGCTGGAACTAACATCACGTTGGGAACTGACGTAAACGGAAATATAACTGTTACGGCAGCTACAGCGGGAGTATCTTCATTCAACACTCGTACTGGTGCGGTGACCTTGCAGGCCTCAGACGTAACAGGTGTGGGAGGAGCACTTGTTGGGTCTACCAACACTTGGACAGGAGCTAACAACTTCACAGGTGGTTCAATAACCGTTCCTACTATAACCAGTGGAGATTCGACCACAAACGCTGCTAGTACGGCATTCGTGGCAGCAGCAAAATACTATGATGTACCAGGAGGTGCTGCAGGAGTTCTAACTTCGTCTCAACTTATACTAAAACATGTTGCAGTTCGTACTATATCTTTCGCTGCAAACTTTAGTGGGAGTGCAGGTGCAGCAGGAACTGCAGCAACAGCTTCAACTACTTTCAACGTGGCGAAGAATGGATCCACGGTAGGTACTATATCGTGGGCAGCTAGTGCTGCAACTTGTACATTCAGTACTAGTGGAGGTACCTCTGTATCTTTGGCGGCCGGAGACGTTCTGACTGTCACAGCCAATTCAACTGCCGACACCACTTTAGCAGACGTGTCTTTTACCTTCCTCGGACTGGCGACTTAATTATGCCCTTAGTATTTAATCCTCTGTGGTTTTCTAAATCAAGTGGCGTGATATTTGGAACAGGTATAGTAGTTATAGACGCAGGTGGGGGCTCTACTCTATACGACCTTTCTAATAACACTACCAGCAATAGCACGCTTATCACCAATCGTCTTGGGACTTCTGGTACGGGCAATACGACATATGCTTTGTTTGGTGGAGGTGTTAGTGGTTCCACTGTGATGAATTCGACAAACAAGTTTACCTATGCGGGCTCCGGGGTCACGACTGGAACTAACCTTACGTATTCTTCTCAACACGGCGCTGCTACAGGCAACGCTACAGTAGGAGTTTTTGCAGGTGGGTACAACGGTTCTACTACTTATAACACGACGTCTGTATATACCTACTCAGGGGATACGACAGCCGCAGGGGGCAATCTAACTACTCAGCGATCCAACTTCACGGGGGCGGGCACTACAACCGAAGGAGTATTTGGGGGCAACGGATTTTCCAACGTCAAGACTACCGACATCTACACGTACTCTAGCAATACTGCAGTGGCCGGTACCAATCTGACCTACAATTTTGATAGTGGTGGTGCTACCGGCAACACAACTGTTGGAGTGTTTGGTGGAGGTGGAACCGCAGGGGGTACTACGAATATTACCAATATCTATACTTATTCTGGAAACACAGTAACGACGGGTACAAATCTGTCCTATAGCGACACGGGCCAGGCTGCCGCTGGAAATTCTACCGGTGGAGTATTTGGTGGTGGGTCCACTAATACTCAGAAGACAAGCTTGTACAAATTTTCAAATAATTCCGTCACGCCTGGAACAAATTTAGCAAGCGCGTCTTTCTATGATAGCGCGGCATGTTCTAACCCAGGGTGGCAATAAAGGTGAACTGATGCACTACAAAACTAACAGACTCAATCACGATTTCCAGATTGCTTATTTCTTGGCAGGATCTTGTCACACTCCAGATGCAGCATATGCACTTCTATGTGACCTTCGAGACGATAGAGAAGATGCTCTTAAAAATACTAGGGCCCAGGCAAAGCGTATTCAGGCCAAGTTAGTGAGAGCTGTTCAGAATCTTGGAAGTGAAGATCAAGCGATTTGCCTTGAAGCTGAGGCAGACATAGAAGAAATTAAAGCAGGAGAGGCAACATTACAAAAGAATATCTCAGCAGCTGAAGCAGAGTTAGCGTTTATCAATAAGTGTATAGAAAAAGTTCAACCCTATCGTATATACGCCCACCTAGATGAGGATAAAGCTCATGAAGCTGCCCAGTACGAAGAGTGGAAGTTACAGCTATTGCGTGCTGCGGAGAATTATCTAATGACCCAAGGTACAGTTCCCGCGGATCATATGGCTACAATGCGATTACATCCCGCGTTCAAAGAAGAGATGTTACCCATTTTGGACGATATGTATAGGCAAATAGAAATGGCTCGTAATAGTGGAGAAGGGTTGAAGGGACTACAATTTCTCTTTGATTCCAGAAAATTTCAACTGCCTTCACTACTTGAGCACCTAAAGGATTAAAAAATGAAAGTTACTTTGACCTCTGCAGGGCAGGCTCTCCTAGATGCCAATCATGGCCCCGTCACTGTTACCTCCTATAAGTTGGGTTCAGCTTATGGTTATATTCCACAGGCTACAGATACAGATATCCACGGTACTTTGCTCTTTACTGGGGTCCCCACTGCTCCTATAACAGTCAACGCCAACGTAGTGAAATACTCAGTGTATTTGGACTATACGCTAGGGCCATTTGCTTTTGGTGAAGTTGGGTTGTTTGTAGGTTCCACGCTATTTGCACTTGCTGCTTCTGACACTTTGATTCAGAAGAATCAAACTACGTCTAGTTCCCAAGGGAATGCGATTCGTATAGATGAGTATCTATCTATAGTATCTACTAACTATCAACTGTGGTTGTATTTAGCCACTTCCAACAATGAGTTTCAGATGGCAGTGCTGGCTTCTGTGGACCAACTGCCACCCCCACAAAGTGCAGTTCCAAATGCTTACGTAATATCAGGAGCAACGTCTTCTCAATCTGCATTTCAGGCGTACACGGATAAAAACTCCTTATGGAATTTCGACGCCTATCAGTATGCTAATCAGGTGACGCTCCCTATAACTGGATTTGACACCCAGTCGGTTACGATAGCTATTGGCAACTATATGCCGTCTTTCAATCCAGCGTATTTCGGTGAGATCATTCTGGAATTTAATTCTGGAGCGCTGTACGGCATCTGTCGCTATGTTGAATCCGTAGTATTAAGTGGAAGTTCTGCCACTTTCAACTTTCACAGCACTTTGTTGCAGACCCCACAGATAGGGGACTCAGTCGTACTATTTGGTCGTCAGGCCCTCTCCACTACGATTCCTAATCTACCTATAGCTAGCACTAGTGAACTGGGCGCAGTCATAGTAGGACCTACTCTTACCGTAACTTCTACAGGGTTGTTGAATGTAGCATCTGCCTCATACCCAGTCACCTCAGTCAATGGATTGACCGGAGCGGTAGTTCTGAATGCCTCGAACTTAACGGGGTTCGCTGCAGTAGCCTATAGTGGCAACTATAGTGATTTGAATGGCGCCCCGGGAGCCTATGTTCTTCCAACTGCAACACAGACCCGCTTAGGTGGAGTCAAGATACCATCAGATGGCAATATAAGCGTAGCTGGAGACGGCACTATAGATATAGGATTTCCTCCAGTGAAGTCTGTTAATGGAAATCTACCTGATGGCACCGGTAACGTTGTTATATCTACTACTGTTGTAGGGTTGATAGATCCTACCCAGATATCTAATGGTACAGATTTTGATAGTATTCAAACTGCGGGTTTATATTTTGGTTTAGACGTAGATGCGTCTTCTTTTTTGAATGCACCAACTACCGCAACAGGTGGTGTCCTAGACGTCGAACCTTTTAGTTCCGCTGCAAGTGGCGGAGACGTTATTCAGCGGTATACTACAGATATTTCAATGTACTATAGACGCTACTCCCAGGCCAGTAACACTTGGAGTACGTGGATTCAACTAGCTGACTTGAATTCTGCCAATAGTTGGACGGCAGCTAACGATTTCACAGGGGGTTCAGTGACAGTCACTACCCAAGCCCCCGGAGATAATTCAACTAAGGCTGCTAGTACTGCTTTTGTTACCTCTGCAGTGGAAGGTGCAGTTACCTCGTTCAACACTCGTACTGGTGCAGTGACGCTGACTTCAGCAGATGTATCAGGGGTCGGGGGTGCTCTGGTCGGAGCAACTAACACTTTCACGGGGTCCAATGATTTTACGGGTGGTTCAATAACGGCACCTACTAGAACAGCGGGGGATTCAACAACCAATGTGGCTACTACTGCATTCGTCTCCACTTCGTTTGCTCCGTTGGCTAGTCCAGCACTAAGTGGCATAC